CGAGAGGTTGAAAATGTCAGAAAATACGGCAGAGCTTGAGACAATTCCCGAGGATGCGCTCGATACCGAGATGGTGATCGAGGACGAAGCAGACGATGGGGATATGGTTGTCTCGATTGGGGATGAGTCGCCGGACCCCGAAGAAGAGGATGTGCAGCAGAACCAACCCGCTCCGCAGTGGGTGAAGGATCTGCGCAAGGCGCATCGAGAGCTACAGCGACAGCATCGCGAACTTCAGCAGAAGCTGACGACCGCCGAGCCGCCACGTAAGCAGGCGGTGGGTCCGAAGCCCAAGCTCGAGGATCACGACTACGACGCCGAGGCTTTCGAGGCGGCACTCGAATCCTGGTACGACCGCAAGCGAGCCGCTGACGTAGAAGCCGAAAAGGCGAAGCGTGCAGAGGAAGAGCAGGCGAAGTCGTGGCAGGCAAAGCTCGACGCCTACGGCAAAGCGAAAGCGGCGCTGAAGGTGAAGGACTACGAGGACGCCGAGGCGATTGCGCAGGAGACCTTCTCCGAGGTTCAGCAGGGCATCATGCTCCAAGGCGCGGACAATCCCGCTCTTGTGGTGTATGCGCTCGGCAAGAACACTCGGCGAGCGAAGGATCTGGCTGCGATCCAAGATCCCGTGAAATTCGCGTTTGCGGTTGCGAAGCTGGAGAAGGAACTCAAAGTGACTACTCGCAAGCCACCGCCGGCGCCAGAGCCCGTTGTTAAAGGCACCGGGCGTGCAAGTTCTGTAGATTCAACACTCGAGCGACTGCGCAACGAGGCACTCAAGACCGGCGATATGTCGAAGGTCATGGCCTACAAGCGGTCGCGGCAACAAAAATAGTAGGAGTCTGAAATGCCCAATGCATTTTCGAAAGAGGAAATCGTAGCGTTCGAGAACATTCTCGAAGGCTTCCAGGATGCGCTCGTTCTGAGCCGTAACGTCAACGTCTACGCCACCGACGGCGCAACGATGGAGCGCGCACGCGATACCATCTGGCGTCCGATGCCGTACATCGCGCAGAGCTTTGATAGCACTGTCGGCTCGTCTATCTCGTCGAACTACGACGACATGACGCAGCTTTCCGTGCCGTCCACGCTCGGCTTCTCCAAGACCTCGGCTTGGAAGCTGAACGCGAAGGAACTGCGCGACGCGCTGCAAGAAGGCCGCCTCGGCGATGCCGCTAAGCAGAAGCTGGCGTCCGACATCAACCGTTCCGTTCTGAACGTCGCATCGAACCAGGGCACGCTCGTTGTTGCAGTCGCTGGTGCGGCGGGTGACTACGACGACGTGGCACTCTGCGATGCGATCATGAACGAGCAGGGCGTGCAGGATTACGACCGCTACCTGGCGCTGTCGACCCGCGATTACAACGGACTGGCTGGCAACCTTGCGGTCGCGACCCGTTCGTTCGGTAACGCGAAGTCTGACCGCGCGTACGAGCGTTCATACGTCGGCATGGTGGCAGGTTTTGATACCTACAAGATGGACTATGCGAATCGTCTGCCGGCTGCTTCTACGATCGCAAAAACCATCGCCACCAACGGCGCGCAGGTGCGTTTCGTTCCGCGAGCAACCACGACCGCGACCGCGGGCGTTCTGAACGTGGACAACCGCTACCAGACGGTGACCATTGCCGCCGCCTCGGGCACGGCAACGGACGGCATCAACGTAGGCGACTGCTTCACGATCGCTGGCATCGAAGCCGTGCATCAGATCACCAAGCAGTCGACGGGCCAGCCGAAGACCTTCCGCGTGATCTCGATTGATAGCGGCACGACGATGACGATTTCTCCGCCGATCATTGGCGCGAACTCGTCACCGACCGATGCAGAGCTTCAGTACAAGAACGTCAACGTGGCCAGCACCTCTGCTACCGCGTCGATCAACTTCTTGAACGACAACGCCTGCAACGTCAACCCGTTCTGGTTCAAGAACTCGATCGAGCTCCTCCCTGGCCGATACGCAGTTCCGACCGACAGCGGCGCGGCGGTCATGCGTGCGAGCACGGATCAGGGCATTGAGCTGGTGATGCAGAAGTTCTACGACATCGACACCATGACGATTAAGTATCGTCTGGATACGCTGTACGGGGTCGTCTGCACCGCGCCGGAAATGGCCGGCGTGCTGATCTTCGGTCAGTAATGACTGAATAGAGAGGGGCGGCGCAATGCCGCCCTTTCTCTTTAGGAGCATTTATGCCGTTGAAGAAGGGCTACAGCAAAAAGTCGATCAGCTCGAACATCTCCAAGGAGATGAAGTCGGGCAAGCCGCAGAAGCAGGCGATCGCAATCGCGCTCGAGACTGCACGCACCGCAAAGAAGAAAAAGGGGAAATGATGTATCCGCGCCACGTTTACTGCTCGCCGGGTCCGTATCAGAAAACGACAAGCCATCCCACGTGGGGCTGCAAGTCGGTCGAGAGCGAGGAAGAGCTGGCAGAGGCGCTGGCGTCGGGTAAATGGTTCGAGTCGATTGCGGAGGCGTGCGACGCTGCTGGCGAAGCTGCCTATCCGCGCCTACGCGGGCGTATGCGCTCGATTGCTCTGCGCAAGCGGCGCACGTATGCTTTGCCCAGTGACGACGCACCGCCGTCGCGTGGGGAGATTGAACAACAAGCACGCAAGCTCGGGATTCGCTACAATGCCCGAACGGCTGACAAGGTATTATTGGCGCGAATCAGCGAGGTGATGCATGGCGTACACGAAGAGGCAATTCGTTGAGGCGGCGCTCACCGAGATAGGACTCGCGTCCTACGTTTTCGATATCCAGCCGGAGCAACTCGAGTACGCACGGCGTCGCCTTGACGCCATGATGGCGGACTGGAACGGCAAGGGCATCCGACTGTCGTATCCTATTCCCGCATCGCCCGAGCAGGGCAGCCTGTCAGAAGAAACCAACGTCCCCGACAGCGCAAACGAGGCGGTTATTCTTAACCTCGCCGTGCGCCTGGCGCCGTCGTATGGCAAGCAGATCATGCCGGACACGCGCCTGCTGGCTAAGACCGCCTACGATACCGTCTTGCAGCGCGCCACCGCGCCGATTGAACTGCAATTCCCCGACACGCTCCCGTCCGGCGCAGGTAACAAGTACTGGCGCGACGCTGACGATCCTTTCATGCCAACCCCGGTTGATCCTGTCGAGACAGGCCCCGAGGGCATTCTGGAGTTCAACTGATGCCGCAGATTATTAACCTGTCTCCCATCGGCGAGGTTCTCCCAGGCGATAGTCTGCCGATCTTCGACGAGTCGAACGGCGATACGAGGCGGGTGTCGGTGGGGCAGATGCAGACCTACATGCAGAACAACCTCGACATGCCCGACAACTCGGACGAGGTTAACTTCTTGCAGGCGGGCACGGGCGCTGTCACGCGCACGGTGCAGAGCAAGCTGCGGGAGACGGTGAGCGTAAAGGACTTTGGGGCGGTAGGCGACGGGGTTACGGATGATCGCGCCGCAGTGCAGGCGGCTCTGAATAGCGGCGCTGCGTCTGTGTACGCCCCCGCAGGAATCTATCTGATCGGTACGGATTCCGCGCTCACTGTTCCCGCAGGCACCACAGTTCGAGGCGATGGCCCAAACACCATTCTGCTTAAGACCAGCGGCACGGCCGACGTGTTTTCTACCACCGGCAACAACGTGACGATCGAGCGCCTGCGCATCGAGGGGCCCGACAACACGTCGGTGGACGGCATAGTTTTCAACAACTGCTCACGCGTGCGTGTACGCCACATACAGGGTTACCGACTCGCTAGCACTGTGACGGTCGGTCTTTCAATTAACTGCGACGACGTATTGATCCAGGACGTGTTCAGCGACGACAACACCCAGCAGGGCGTACATCTGAACAAAGTCACGAGGGCCGTTATGCGCGACTGCTACAGCACGGGCATCGGCTCTTCAAGCCTGCATCACGGCTTTTATATTGGCAACTGCACGGACATAGAGGTTGCCAACTGCCGAGCCGAGGGTTGCTCCGGCGCTGGGCTGCACTTTTACGCGCAGTCGTCGTTCAACGCGGCACGCCTTAGCGTTTTGGGCGGGCAATATCAAGGCAATGGCGTCGCTGCGTCAAGCCTGCGCGGAGGCGTTGTCATCGGCTGCGACGCCACGTCTAGCATGAACGACGTTCTTCTTGTCGGTGTTCAAGCCCGTAACAACAATGGCTACAATATTTGCACTAGTTGCGTCAGCACGCTCGATATTCGTGATTGCGTGACCAACGGCAACGCCAAGGCAACCGTTAATGGCATCTACTGGGAGGTCACGCGGGCAGGTAACTACTCGGCCAGCATTGTCGGCTGCCGCACATATGCCAACAACAGCGGTATCCGCCTGGTAGCTACCGCAGGCACGGTTGATGAAGTTTGGGTTGACGAAAATTTGATCCACGACAACGACGCCGGCATCTACGCCACCGGCGCTGTGATGAGCAACTTTTACATCGGCAGCAACAACGTGTTCCGAGGCAACACCACAAGCGGAAACCTTGTCGGTACTTTTGAAGGGATGGGTGCGATCAATTTGGCCGATGGCATGACTGCGCCGGGAACGGTGGCGGGCATGGCGCAGATATACGTTGACACAGCCGATGGGGATCTCAAGGTCAAATTCGGCGACGGCACGGTCAAGACAATCGTTGTTGATACTTGATTGATGAGCGCGAGGCGTTGATTTTCGATTGATTTTTTTTTGACAAATAAAGGCGCCTAACCCCATGCCCACGCTAAAAAACCTTCTGAACTCCCGCACCATCCAGTTTTCTATCGCGCTGGCGGTGCTCTCTGTCTTGCAAGGCTTCGTTTTCCACCTACCGCTCCCGCCCGCCGGTCAGGCGTTCGTCGGGTGCATGATTGCCACCAGTGTCGTGTTGCTGCGCGCGATCACGACGATGCCGCTGAAGGAGCGCTGATATCGTGACGGATGTCGACCCCGTGAAATTCGGACTGCTGATCGGGCAGGTAAAGACGCTGGAAGCGCAGGTCGAGGACTTGCAGAAGGACGTGAAGGAGCTCCTCGCGCTCGCCAATCGCAGTCACGGCGGGATCTTCGCCGGCATGGCGATTGCGTCAGCGCTCGGGGGCTTGGGAACCTGGTTCGTTAATCACCTGGTGAAGTAAAGATGCCGACGATCAACAAGCTCCCGCTCCTCGGCACGCCTTCAGGCGGCGACCAGATTCCCGTCTATGCGCCGAATTCGGGTGATGCGCGGAGGATGTCGATCAACAGCTTGGTGGATTATTTCCAAGACACGCTGGTGTTTCCAGATCCTGAAAATGCCGCCTATATAGATTACGACCCCGCTGGCGCAGGCGCCGTTCAAAGAACGGTGCAGAGTAAGCTGCGGGATGTCGTTAGTGTGAAGGATTTCGGAGCGGTAGGCGACGGGGTTACGGACGATACGGCGGCGATTCAAAACTGGGCGAACAGCACTGGCATATTGCTAATGCCGCCCGGCGTTTACAAAATCGCCTCGACGATCACGTTGTCCAGCAATACATCAATAACTGCACCGTTTGGGGCTGTTGTTCAAACCAGCACTATCAACATCTCTCTGTTTTCCGCCACGTCAAAGTCGAACATTCAGATTGACGGCGTTAAATTCAAGGCGACATCCGCTGGCTCGTCCGCCTACGTTGCTGGCGTGAAGTTTGTCAGCTGTACTAACAGCAAAGTCTCAAACTGCATTTTCGAAGGGATGCAATGGGCCGGCGTTATGCTAGACGGCTGCGTTCGCTGCACCGTTAGAGACAGTCACTTTTCGGGATGGCTTGGCACGGTTCAGGATGCGGCCGACGTTTGTATTTACAACGACTGCTCGCTGTGTGAAGTGTTAAACAACTACTGCTATGGCGGTGGCAATCATGGCGTTCTAGTTCAAGATCCTTACGCCGGGCTGCTTCCTAAAAAGTGTCTCGTTTCTGGCAACAGAATCGGGCAGCACACAGCCTATGGGGTTGCTGTCTACATTCCAGGCACCGCCGGCACTGGCGATACGGATATTCAAGTCACAAACAACTACATCGAAAACATCCAAGGCTCGTACAGCACTAACCGATCATCCGGAGCTGGAATTTATGCCGTTGGTAATTACATCGGCGCCATCCAAATAACCGGCAACTCGATAGTGAATTGTTGCTCTCACACCTTGGATAGAACGTTGACGCCCGCGGGCATTGGCATAAACGGCGTTGCATCTGGCGTAACAAAGCCGCTGATATCGAACAACACTGTTTCTGGAATGCTGCAAGGCGACGGAATCAACATTTCCTCTTCCGCCGGCGGCGCTGTTGTCTGCAATAACGTGATCAATATTCCGTCCGCCAATGACGGAACCGGCGTCGGTGGGGCGACACTGTTGGGAAGCGGCATTCGCGTCGAGGCTTCTAGCGGAGTCGAATTGACGGGAAACAGCGCAATTGTCTATGGAACAGGCAGCGCGTTCTTTCAATACGCAAACGGCATTGCGTCATCAAACATTTCGGTGACGGGCGGGTTCTATCAAAGCGCGTCATCGCCTACGTTTAGGGCCGCACAAAATGGTGGATTCACGACTTCTGATCTTATAGTTTCTGGTGTTAGAGCGGTCAACACCGGCTCAAGCAACTACGCATTTTCGTTAGCGTCTGTTACCAGAGCTGCGCTTACGAACAATATTGCCTATGCCCCCGCTTTTGAGGCTCTGCAAATAAATGCCTGCACGCAAGTTCGCGTTTCCGGTGGCAGTTACACGAGCGGGGCGACCCCCGCCATTTCAACGACGGGGACATGCACCGGGTCTTTTATTGACCAAAGCGTATATTGGGGGACGGGCGGTGGCAGTGTCTCAAACTCAGGAACAGGGCTTGCAATAACTTGGAGAGCCGCGTCTGCGCCAGCGTCTGGGACTTGGGCGGTTGGAGACACAACAGAGCAGTCGGTTCCGGCTGTGGGAAGTCCGCGACGCTGGCGTTGCACCGTTGCAGGAACGCCTGGAACGTGGGTTTCTGAAGGTAACTTGTAAGGAGCCACCATGCCCACCATAAACCAACTCCCCACGCTCGACACGCTCGAGCCCAGCAACCAGGTGCCGACGTACTCGGTCGAGAACGGCGACGCGAGGAAGTTCTCGCTCTCGACGCTGACGGCGTATCTCGAGCAAACGATGGATCTGCCCGACAACGCGGACGAGATCACGTACACGCCCGC